GAGTAGATAGAACAGATGGAACAAGTATTCCTAAATTATATTTTAATTCATCTAAATTAACTGGGGGAGAATCTATTCAAGCAACACAAAATATTCCTTTTGAAATTGCGAGACCAATTACACAAACAGTAGTTCATCCTAGAACTAAATTAAGTGCAGAAATAAGAACAACTAGTGGTACAAGTGTTTCTGGATCAGAAATTTCTTTTGAAAGTCAGGGATTTGAACCTATATCTCTATCTCAAAATAATTATTTCTCGACTCCAAGAATAGTTGCATCTAAAGTAAATGAAACTGAAAAATTAAATGATTCTCTTGCAAACAAGTCAATGGAAGTTAGATTTAATTTGAGTACCAGTGATTCCAGATTAACTCCAGTTATAGATTTAGACCGAATGGGCATGATCTTAGTTTCAAATAGAGTAAATAATGTCATTGAAAACTATGCCGATGATATAAGAGTTTCGACTCTTAGGGATGATCCATCTGCATTTGTCTATGCGACAAAAGCTATTCCTCTTGAAATTCCAGCAAATTCGATTAAGGTAATAGTATCTGCTTATATTAATCCCTACTCTGATCTAAGAGCTTTCTATTCTATACTGAAAGACACTAATGAGGATCCAATTTATTATCCTTTCCCAGGATATTCTAATATAATTAGATCAGAAGGATTTGGATTATCTAATCAAGTTATTAATATAGAAAATAGTGATGGATCTTCGGATGTTTTTGTTTCAAAAAATCAATCTTTAGGATTTGAAAGTAATGATATTACATTCAAGGATTATGAATTTACTATAGATAATTTGGAATCTTTTAGATACTTTAGCATTAAACTTATTGGAACATCAACAAATCAATGCTATCCACCAAGATTGAGAGATCTTAGAGTTATTGCCGTTGCCTAATCTATTCGAGTATGAAAAAAGTTAAAGTTAAGGATGAATTAAATTTAGTTCGTGATTTAGAGACAAAAGCAGTAATTAATACAGATATGCAAGCATATGATAACTATATTAATTCCAAAAAAGTTAGGGAAAATGACATGCAAAAAATTAAAAATCTTGAAAATGACGTGAATGAAATTAAAAACGATTTAACTGAAATTAAAAATTTATTGAGGAATTTGATAAATGGACCCTGATAAAATTTCTTTAGAAAGTATATCTAAATTATTTGAATATGAGAAACTCTCAAGAGATATAGATAGTATAGATGATCTTGAGACTTTAAGAATAATTACCAAGTCTTATATTAAATTATATTTTAAACAACAAGAAGTAGTATCAAGACTATAATGGCACAACCATCATCAAGACAAGAACTGATAGATTATTGTTTGAGAAAACTAGGTGCTCCTGTTTTGGAAATCAATGTTGCTGAGGAGCAAATAGAAGATCTTGTTGATGATGCCATTCAGTTCTTTCAAGAAAGGCATTTTGACGGTGTTTATCAAACTTATTTGAAGTATAAAGTAACACAGGAAGATATTGATCGAGGGAGAGCAAAAGGAATTAATGGAGTTGGTGTTGCTTCAACATCAGCAACAGCAAATATAGTTGGAACCGCAACTACCTTTAATTATTTTGAAAATAGTAATTATCTACAAGTTCCACCTCATGTTATAGGAGTAAATAAGGTATTTCATTTTGAGGGATCAAATTCTATTGCAAGTGGAATGTTTAGTATTAAATATCAATTATTTTTGAATGATATTTACTATTGGGGTTCTACTGAACTTTTGACATATTCAATGGTAAAGACATATCTTGAAGATATCGATTGGTTATTAACAACACAAAAACAAATCCGTTTTAATAAAAGGCAAGATAGACTTTATATGGATATTGATTGGAGTGCATTAAAGCCAGATCATTATCTTATAATTGATTGCTATAGAATGATGGACCCTAATGATTATTCTAGAGTTTGGAATGATTCATTTTTAAAACCATATTTAACTTCACTGATAAAAAGACAATGGGGTTTAAATTTAAGTGCTAAATTTAGAGGAATGAAACTTCCCGGAGGAATAGAATATAATGGTAGAGAACTTTTCGAAGATGCTCAAAGAGAAATTGATGCCTTGATGGAAAAAATGTCAAGTACTTATGAATTACCACCATTAGATATGATCGGATAATGTTATGTTAAATCCCTTCTTTTTAAATGGTTCAAAATCAGAACAAAGTCTTCTTCAAGATTTAGTAAATGAATCTTTAAGAATGTATGGTGTTGATGTTTATTATCTTCCTCGTCAGTACATTACAGAGAAAACTGTCATAAAAGAAGTCATTGAGTCTCAATTTAACTTTGCATACCCAATAGAAGCATACGTTGACTCTTATGAGGGATATGGTGGTCAAGGAACCATTTTATCAAAATTTGGTATTCAGGAATTAGATGATTTAAATTTAATTATTTCAAAAGAAAGATGGGAAACATATATATCAGAACTAATCAAAAATATAGAACATATTAAAATATCCAATAGACCGAAGGAAGGAGATATAATTTATTTTCCATACGGTAATCGCTTATTTGAAATTAAATATGTTGAACACGAAAAACCTTTTTATCAATTAAGAAAAAATTATGTTTATGAATTAAGATGTGAACTTTTCAGATATGAAAATGAAATTATTAATACTGGTATAGATTTCATTGATAATCCTGGAGGAATAGATGGTGATGGGACAGGAGATGATCTTACTGATAGAGATCAATATACAGTAACGCAAACTCTTCAACTTGTTGGTTTGGGATCAACGGCATCTGCAATAACAACTATAGTAAATGGTGGTGTTAGATTTGTAACTCTTACTAATAGAGGTCTTGGATATAGAACTGCACCAACAGTAGCATTTTCATCAGCACCTTATGGGGGGACAACTGCTATAGGAATAGCAACAATGATAGGTGGAATTGTAGATCTTTGCGAACCAAATGATACTTTATTAAGAGTGCAAGGAGTTGAATTAATTAATCCCGGATTTGGATACACTGTAGCACCTAAAATTTCATTTACTGGTGGAGGAGGTGCTGGAGCAGAAGCAGTTGCAACTATTGGGGACGGTATTGTAGGAATAATTACAGTCAGTAATGGAGGTTCTGGATATATAAATCCACCATTAGTTTCCTTTGTTGGAATATCTTCTATATCTGCACAAGCATCAGCAGTAATTAATGATTCCGGATCTGTAACCCAGATTAGAATAACTAATTCCGGATTGGGATACACCCAATCTCCACAAATACAAATTAGTTCTCCTAATATAATAGTAGGATTTGGTACATATCAATATAATGAAATTGTAGTCGGAAGTATAAGTAGTATAACTGCAAGAGTTAAATCTTGGAATGTAATTACTAAAATTTTGGAAGTGTCAAATTCGACGGGAGAATTTTTACCAGGAGAAATTGTAACGGGAACAGATTCTGGGGCAAATTATAGTATAAGATCTCAAAATTTAATTAATGTCAATGATAATTATGATCAAAGTAATATCATTGAATCTGAAGGAAAAAATATTATAGATTTTAGTGAGGTAAATCCTTTTGGAACTCCTTAATTTGTTAAATAGATTACAAATAGGTCAATAAAAAATGTTTGAGTATTTTTACCACGAAATTCTTCGTAAAACAGTAATTAGTTTTGGAACATTATTTAATGACATTGAAATAAGACAAACTAATAATCAAAAGGAAGTAATATCGATTATTAAAGTTCCTCTTGCCTATGGACCTATTCAAAAGTTTTTAGCAAGAGTCGAACAACAACCAAATCTAAATTCTCCGGTTCAAATAACATTACCAAGAATGTCATTTGAATTTACCGGATTGTCTTATGATACAACAAGAAAATTAACAACAACTCAAACATTTTTGTCAAAATCAGTGACTGATGGAACTGATATAAGAAAAACTTATATGCCAGTTCCATATAACATGGATTTTGAACTTAGTATAATGACTAAATTGAATGACGATATGCTTCAAATTATTGAGCAAATTTTACCATATTTCCAACCTTCTTATACATTAACTGTAAATTTAGTTGATTCAATTGGAGAAAAAAGAGATATTCCAGTTGTCCTTGAAGCTATAACTATGGAAGATGATTATGAAGGTGATTATACTACAAGAAGAGCATTAATTTATACTCTAAAGTTTGTAGCAAAAGTTTATCTTTTTGGTCCCGTTTCTTCTGGCGTTTCCAAAGATATTATCAAAAAAGTTTCTCTTGGATTTGTTTCTGGAGACACTCAATCAACTTCAAGAGATCTTACATACTCTGCAACACCAATTGCTACTAAAGATTATACTGGAGGAGCAATTACTACTTTAAGTAAAGATGTTGATCTTGGAACAACTGCGATTGAAGTTATAGATGCCTCAAATATACCAGTAAATTCTTATTTCACATTAAATAATGAGACATTATATGTTTCTAAGAAATCAGGAAATACTTTAAATGTAATTAGAGGATCTTATAGTACTCCAATTTCAAATCATGTATCTGGAACTGAAGTTAAGTTAATTACTGAGGCAGATAATTCTCTAATTGAATTTGGAGATGATTTTGGATTTAGTGGTCTAGAATTTAGTTGAGGTTATTATGCCTAAAAAATTTGACAAGTTAGATGAAGTTTTTAATGTCGCAAGTGAAATTGTAGAAAATCAAATAGAACCTATACAAATTGAAAAGATAGAAGAAAAAAAAGAAACAACTTCGATAGTTAATGATATAAAAAGAGACTATGAGTATTCTAGAGGAAACTTCTATTCTATCATAGAAAAGGGACAAGAAGCAATTAATAGTGTTTTGGAATTAGCGCAAGAAACAGAATCTCCAAGAGCATATGAAGTTGTTGGTCAGTTAATTAAAAATGTTTCGGATGCTACTGATAAATTAATGGAACTTCAGAAAAAACTCAAGGACATAGAGGAAGTTAAATCTTCAAGTGGACCAACAAATGTTACTAATGCACTCTTTGTCGGATCTACTGCTGAATTATCAAAGTTATTAAAAAATAAGCTAAATGAGGAAGAAAATAAATAGAAATAAAAATGTTAAATCAAGCAGTAACTGAACTGGAAAATAGATTACTTAATCTAAAGGACACTTCTTATGATTCTATTGATAACTTGATGAGAAAAATTATGAGATCTCATAAAGTGACCGCTAAACAACTTCACAATGCTTTCACAAATAAATATAAAAAGACACCAGACGATTGGATTAAAGGAAAAATGAAAAAAATTCACGAAGATCATAAAGAAATTGCTTCTGGTAAGAAAGCAGATGATGAAGGATATATGGCAAGAAATGAATTGGATTCAATTGAAAGGGCAATTCAAAATCTCAGAAAATCCATAAAGTCTGGTGAGCAGCAACTTCCTGCGTGGGTTCAATCAAAAATTACTAAGGCAGCAGATTATATTGATACTGCAGCGGAGTATCTTCAAAGTGATGAAAAAGTTGAAGAATCTATAAATCCATTAAAAGATCCAAAAACTCAAATTAAAAGATCTACTGGTGCTGGAGCATTAACTGCAAATGCAGCAAAACAATTAGGTTCAAAGGCACAAAAACTACAAAAAGAAAAAGCAAAGCAAGTTGATATTCCTAGATTTAATAAAGAAGAAATTTCTTTAGTTGAAAAAATTCTCGGGGAAGAAAAGTGTGGTAAAGACATGTATTGGTGTAATACTGATAAGGTGTGTAAACCACTCCCAGAAGGAATGAAAGTTCCTGGACAAAAAATTAAACCAACTGAAGTTGGAATTGGAAAACCAGTTGAAGGATCTTGTACTCATACTAAAAAAGGAAAATCTTGCCCTGTTCATGGAATGAGTCAATGCCCAATGGCAGAAGAAAGAGATCCAAAGGGACCAACTCAACCATATAAATCACCACAAGAAATTGCTAAAAAGCATGGGGTTTCATTAAAAGAGATTCAAACACAAGTTGAAATTGGAACCAAAGTTGAATCTGAGCATACTTCAAATAAAAAACAAGCAAGAATAACCGCTCTTCAACATTTAGATGAACTTCCAGATTATTATACAAAGTTGAAAAAAATGGAAACTCAAAAAGAGAGTTCTATAATAAGAGATGCATATGGAAATTATTATGCTGAGTTTATTGATATCGTTAAAGCGGGAACTATAGAAGAAGAGAATCCTGGTCTTTGGGCAAACATTCATAAGCGTAGAGAAAAAGGTCTTCCTAGAAAAAAACCAGGACAAAAAGGATATCCAAAAACATTAGATGTTGATGAGGGAATTGAACAAGCAAGAAAAAATGTTGGTGCGGATAAATGCTGGAAAGGTAAAAAATTAGGAAATCCTCCAACAAAGATAAAAAATGGAAAAGAAGTTCCTAATTGCGTCAGTGAAGCGGCAAGAATTCCTGCCCAAACTGGCAATAATGTCTTTGTAACTTTATCTTGGAGAGGTAAATATTATACCATACAAATATTCTTCCCACAAGCAAAAGTTCCTTCAAGGATTGAGATTTCTGATGAGATTCAGAAAATTTATCCCGATTCAAGAGTAGTTACTTATCGAGTTGCAGATTTTAAACAAGGAGAACCTTTAGTATACGCTTATAGAGGTGGAAGTGGTGGCAAATTAGGTCCTAATAAAAACTATGTAAAACCTATGGGCGAAGAGGTTGAAATATCAGAGTTAAAAAAGTAGAAAGTTCTTCTGAAGTAGCAGAAGATTGGCAAAAGGTAAATCGTAAAGATAAAACTGATGGATTAAGTCAGAAAGCAGTAAATGCTTATCGTAAAGAAAATCCTGGTTCTAAACTGCAAACTGCAGTAACTGAAAAAAATCCAACAGGCAAAAGGAAAAGTCGTCGTTCTTCTTTTTGTAGTCGTATGAAGGGTATGAAATCTAAATTGACTTCATCAAAAACTGCAAATGATCCAGATTCCAGAATAAACAAAGCACTTCGTAGGTGGAGATGCCGCTAATATATTAATTGAACTAAAAATATGGCAGATGAACATTATCTTGGTAATCCGTTACTTAAGAAGGCAAATACAAAAATTGAATTTACTGAAGAGCAAGTTCTTGAGTGGATTAAGTGTGCAAAAGATCCAGTTTATTTTGCAAAGAATTATATAAAAATTGTAACTCTTGATCACGGATTGTCAAAATTTAATACATATCCGTTTCAAGAAGAAATGATTGAGACGTTTCATAATAATCGTTTTAGTATTTGTAAGCTACCACGTCAATCTGGGAAAAGTACTACAGTAGTCTCTTATCTTCTTCATTATGCTATTTTTAATGATAATGTAAACATCGCAATTCTTGCAAACAAAGCATCAACTGCAAGAGATCTTCTTGATCGTCTTCAAACAGGGTATGAGAACTTGCCAAAATGGTTGCAGCAAGGGGTAATATCTTGGAATAAAGGTTCTATGGAACTTGAAAATAAATCTAAGATTACTGCTGCATCAACTTCAGCATCTTCAATTCGAGGAGGAACCTATAATATCATTTTCTTGGACGAATTTGCATTCGTCCCAAATACTGTTGCTGATAATTTCTTTAGTTCTGTTTATCCTGTAATTACATCTGGACTATCTTCAAAGGTGATCGTGGTTAGTACCCCATATGGTATGAACCATTTTTACCGTTTATGGGATGATGCACAAAAAAGTAAGAACGCTTATGTTCCAATTGAAGTTCATTGGACAGATGTTCCTGGAAGAGACGAGGAATTTAAGAGAACTACTATTGCAAATACTTCTGAGGCTCAGTGGAGACAAGAGTTTGAGTGCTTATTTCTTGGATCATCAGATACCCTTATTTCTGGACCAGTACTTAATAGATTAGTATTTGAGCAACCAAAGACATCCAGTGCAGGATTAGATGTCTATGAAGACCCTCAGGAGGACCATACCTATGTGGTTACTGTTGACGTTGCTCGTGGAGTAGAAAAAGATTTTTCAGCATTTTTAGTAATAGATGTATCTCAATTTCCACATAAAGTAGTTGCAAAATATAGAAATAATCAAATAAGACCCATACTATTTCCACAAATTATAAAAGACGTTGCAATATCTTATAATAAGGCATATATTTTATGTGAAGTTAATGATGTTGGAGATCAAGTAGCTGCTGGTCTTCATTATGATTTGGAATATCCAAATCTTCTTATGAGTTCCATGCGGGGAAGAGCAGGTCAAATTTTAGGACAAGGATTTTCTGGCAAAAAAGTTCAACTTGGAGTAAAGATGTCAAAAACAACCAAAAAGGTTGGTTGTTTAAACTTAAAAACTCTTATTGAAGATAATAAACTTGTATTTAATGATTTTGAAGTTATTAATGAACTTACAACTTTCATTCAAAAAGGTAATTCTTTTGAGGCAGAAGAAGGGAGAAATGATGATTTGGTAATGTGTTTAGTGATGTATTCTTGGTTAATTTTACAAGATTACTTCAAAGAACTTACTGACCAAGATATACGAAAAAAAATATATGAAGAGCAAAAGAATCAAGTAGAGCAAGATATGTCTCCTTTTGGATTTATTATTGATGGTATAAATGATGAGAACACTTTTGTAGATAAAGATGGTGATAGATGGTATACTGATGAATATGGCGATTCGCAAGCAGAATTTTCTTACATGTGGAATTACATCTAATGGACTTAGAGGACCATCTAAATTTTGATCACTTATTCTTATATGAAAGAAAATGTAGAGTTTGTGGTAAAACTAAAAATTTAATAGATGAATTTTATCGGACAAGAAAAGATAGAGGTCCAGTATCTTCTTCTTTTTCTTATGAGTGTAAAAAATGTGCCAAAAAACGAATTATTACGTCAAGAAAAAAGAACACACCTAAACCAAAATGGGAATATCCTGACTGGTAAACTGTTCACGCCAGATTTCCCCCGTGAAAAGTGTAGTTTTGATAAATATTTTTTAGATAAACTGAGACTTAGGAGAAAAACTAAATGGCGACTCCTCAATTATCTCCCGGTGTATTGATCCGCGAGGTTGACCTTACCGTAGGAAGAGCTGATAATGTTTTAGATAATATTGGAGTGATTGCGGGTCCTTTTGCAATTGGTCCCGTAGATGAACCAATTGATATTACAACCGAAAATGAGTTGATAAATGTTTTCGGTAAACCAATTTCTACTGATGCTCAATATGAGTATTGGATGAGTGCATCTTCATTTCTTTCATATGGTGGTGTTCTTAAAGTAGTAAGAACTGACGGTGCTGAACTAATAAATGCAAATGCTATTCGCAATTCTTCTGGTGTTTCTACCGCAGGAGAACCTTCTTTAAAAATTAAAAACTTTGACGATTACGAGGCAAATTATGCTGATGATATCGCAAACTATATTTTTGCTGCAAAAAATCCAGGATCTTGGGCGAATAATCTTAAAGTTTGCGTAATTGACGATAAGGCAGACCAAATTATAAATGTAGGTTCTGCATATACATTTGCTCAAGTTGGATATGGAATTACAACTGCTTTAGTAAATGTTCCTTCTGCTGGAGTTGGAACTACTTCAGTTTTTAACGGATACTTAAAAGGTATTATTACTGGAGTTGGTACAAGCACAGTTGATGTAAAAATTGTATCATTAGTTGATACTAATAATACTGAAATTCCAATTACATATGCTCAAAGAAATCAACTGAGATCTTTTAGACCTACAAATACAGTAGGAATAATTAGTGCAACTGGTGTTGGACTTGCTACCGCTCTAATTGGATCAGGATCTAATGATCTTTTAGATTGGTATGATCAACAAACTTTAAATCTCACAAATACTAGTATTTACTGGAGATCTATTGCACCAAAACCAGGAACATCACAATATGCTGCAGAGAGACAATCCAAGAGTGATGAAATCCACGTAGTAGTAATTGACGATACTGGATCAGTAACAGGTATTCAAGGTAATCTTTTAGAAAAGCACATTGGATTATCTAAAGCAATTGATTCGATTTCTGCAATAAATTCCCCACAAAAAATTTGGTGGAAAAATTATCTTGCAATATACTCAAGATATGTTTATGCTGGAGACAATCCATCAGATGATATAAATGTAAATGAAAATGTAGTTCCTGTTGGTTTTAGCAGTGCTTTCACTGCATTAACTACATCAGATGGTCTTTGGAATGATATTGCACAAGGAAAAACCTTTAGTGCTCTTGGAAATGTAACTTATAATCTCACTGGAGGATCTGATTACACTTCTTTAGGTGGAATGCAAGCAACTCTTGGAGATTTAATAACTTCATATAATCTATTCTCAAATAGAGATGAAATTGCAGTTGACTATCTAATTATGGGACCTGGACTTCAGAATAAATTTGAATCTCAAGCAAAAGCAAATCATCTCATTTCTATCGCAAATCAAAGAAAAGATTGTGTTGCGGTTATTTCACCACATCGTCAAGATGTTGTAGATATTACAAATCCAGATACTCAAACTGATAATATAATAGAATTCTTCTCTCCACTTTCATCTTCATCTTATGTAGTATTTGATAGTGGATATAAGTACACTTATGATAGATTCAATAATAGATTTAGATATATTCCTTGCAACCCAGATGTTGCTGGATTGATGGTTCGCACTAGTATCTTTGCATATCCTTGGTTCTCCCCTGCAGGACAGCAAAGAGGAATCTTAAATAATGCTATTAAATTGGCATATAATCCAAATAAAGCACAAAGAGATCAACTTTACCCATTAAGAATTAACGCAATTATCAATCAACCAGGAATTGGAATTCTTCTCTTTGGAGATAAAACTGCTCTTGGATATGCATCTGCATTTGATAGAATTAACGTTCGTCGTTTATTCTTAACTGTTGAACAGGCACTTGAAAGACTTGCACAAGCACAGCTCTTCGAATTGAATGATGAAATTACTAGATCAAACTTTGTAAACGTCGTTGAACCTTACCTACGTGATGTTCAAGCAAAGAGAGGTCTTTATGGATTCTTCGTTAAGTGTGATGAGACAAATAACACTCCGGATGTTATTGATAACAATGAATTTAGAGCAGATATTTTCCTGAAACCTGCAAAATCCATCAATTATGTAACTCTTACATTCGTAGCAACCAGAACTGGCGTTGCGTTTGAGGAAGTTGTTGGTACTGTTTGATTTTAATAAATTAATTACAAAGGAGGAATTCTAAAATGGCTCACAGTCTTTCAGATTTTAAAAAGGCACTATCTCGCGGCGGTGCAAGACCTAATCTATTTGAGGTAAAACTTGATAGTTTACCTTCTGGAGTAAATCTATCCGCAAGTTCTGGAGATAATGATAATTTCAGTATGCTTTGCAAAGCTGCTGCTTTACCAGCATCAAATATTGCACCAATTGATGTTCCATTCCGAGGTCGTATTTTTAAAGTTGCAGGAGATAGAACATTTGATACTTGGACAGTAACTGTTATTAATGATGAAGATTTTGTGATTAGAAATGCTATGGAAGCATGGATGCAATCAATTGGTCAATATAGTGATGGTAGTGGATTTGCTAATCCTAATGATTATATGGCAAGTGCTACAGTAAAACAACTTGGAAGAAATGCTTCTGACGTTGGTTTTGGTAAGTACGCTGGACAAGGATTGAAGCCTATTGCCCAATATAAATTTTATGATATATTCCCAACTAATATATCACAAATTGATTTGTCATATGATACCTCAGATACTATTGAAGAATTTACTGTAGAATTCCAAGTTCAATGGTGGGTTCCTGAAACAGCAGGAAATACTAATGCTTCTAATGATCCTTTGGTTTAACTTATAAATAGTACAGAATAAGTTAAATTTTTAATAATGGCAAGACTATTTGGATTTTCAATTGATGATAATGAGAACCAATCACCTAATGTAGTATCCCCCGTTCCTCAAAATAATGAGGACGGGGTTGATCATTATTTAACAAGTGGATTTTTTGGTTCTTATGTGGACATAGAAGGTGTCTACAGGACTGAATTTGAAATGATTAAGCGTTATCGTGAGATGGCGCTTCATCCGGAAGTAGACAGTGCAATTGAGGATATTGTAAATGAAGCGATTGTTTCAGATACAAATGATTCTCCAGTAAAAATTGAATTATCTAATTTAAATGCCAGTGATGGTATAAAAGAAAAAATTAGAGAAGAATTTAAACATATTTTAGAACTATTGGATTTTGATAAAAAATCTCATGAGATTTATAGAAACTGGTATATCGATGGAAGACTTTACTATCATAAAGTAATTGATATAAAAAATCCTCAAGAAGGTATTCAAGAACTTCGTTACATAGACGCTATGAAAATGCGTTATGTGCGTCAGCAAAAGAAGAAAAAGAACGATAATTCTAATTATGTGCAGGCAAATATTAATAATCCTATGGATTATGATTTTCCTGAAATTGAAGAATATTTTATCTTTAATCCAAAAGCATCTTATCCAGTTG